CTTTTGTCTCTCTCGTTTGACCCTAACCAGCCTGAACTGACGGCTACTGGCCATGACCTGCCGCGATTGGAAACTCCTGTGGCTGAGCATGCCGGGTCGTTCGGTGCTGATTTGGGGGGCTGGGCTTTAGATGTGTTGCAAATAGATTTGATGCCTTGGCAGCTGCACACGTTGACTAATCAGCTGGTGCATGACGCTGACCTGAACCTTTTGCACCGTAATAGTCTTACGTCGACTGCCCGGCAAAACGGTAAGACCGTTGCGCTTATGGCCTTAGTCGGTTTTTGGTTGGCTGAGATGCCTAAGATACGGGGCGAACGGCAGCTGGTGTTATCTACGGCGCACAGGCTTGATTTGGCCGTGATGCTGTTTGAGGAATTAGCCCCAATCCTGCAACGCCGCTACGGGGCGACAACTATGAATACTTACGGGCGCAACCAGCTTGTTATGTCTGACGGCAGCAAATGGATAGTTAGGGCTGCCGGGCCGTCAGTCGGTCACGGCATGTCACCAAACCTTATTGTGGCAGACGAAATTTGGGACATTTCTAGCGAGGTAATTGACGGCGGCCTTATCCCGTCGCAACGCGCCAAACGTAACCCGTTGCTGTCTATGTGGTCAACGGCAGGCACAGAACGCAGCAAAGCAATGCTCAAATGGCGTGAGCAAGGCCTTAGGGCAATAGACGAAAACACGCCAACCCCGTACTACTTTGCGGAATGGTCACCGCCCCCCGACCTAGACCCAATGACCCCAGCAGCTTGGGGTTGGGGCAACCCAGCACTAAGCCACACGCTCACCCCAGAAACAATCGCAGCCGAAGCCCAAAACCCAGACCGCGCACAATTCCTACGCGCGTCAGTAAACGTTTGGGTAGCCAGCGACCAAGGCTGGCTGCAACCCGGCACATGGCCTGCCCTAGAGTGGCTCGACCCTTTACCTGCAGGCGGTGTAATTGCCATAGAAAACAGCGTCGACGAAAGCCGCTACTTTGGGCTACGAGCCGTGCCGCTACCTGACGGGCGAACCTGTGTAACCGTTGCGTTTGTCGTTGGCACATACGCCGAAATGTTGCAAGCCGCTAAGCCCTACATAGACCAGCCAAACATTACGTTTGCTGTCACCCCGTCAATAGACCTGCATTGGCCAACCGCGTTAGAACGTCGCAGGCAAGTAGTTGGCTACGGCGAAATGCTCAAATGGACAGACCCCGTAAGGCAACTAATCAGGCAAGGCATGGTGGTACACAGCGGCGAAACCATGCTGGCTGAACACATGCAACGGGCCGTAGCAGTACGGTCACAAAACAGCATTGCGTTATCGTCGCAACGCTCACCCGGCCCAATTGAGCTAGCCCGGTGCGCCGTGTGGGCAATCGCCTTAGCCAGCAAACCCAAAACGACAGGTAAACCATTTTTTGTCGTTGCCAGTTAGTTAGTCTGCCTGTGGTGGCATAGGGGTAACTATCCCATTCTGTCGGGTCGTAGCCAGCCCCTATGTCACTACAACACCTGTCTGGTAGGTAATACTTAACGCATGGCAATTTTTAACCGCGTCAACAAAGCCGCAATCAGCCCAGCCCCCCAAAAGGCTGCAGCGGCAGGTGGGTACTCGCCCAACAGCACCGGGTTGGGTGCAGCCATGATTGGGCAGTACTACACCTATCAAGAAGGCGACGCGCGCAACCGTGCAGTATCCGTGCCAACAATTAACAGGGCGCGTGACCTAATGGCCAGCGTTATCGGTTGCATGCCATTACGCATGTACAACGAAATTTGGAACGGCGACGAAATGGAAAAAATGCCGTTAGCGCCACGCACTTGGCTACGTCGACCCGACCCAACGGTGCCATACCAATTTATTATGTCATGGACATTTGACGACCTACTATTTTTTGGTCGCGCGTTTTGGTACATAACTAGCCGCACAGCTGACGGCTACCCAGCAACGTTTACCCGTTTACCTGCTGGGTCAATCACCACTACCGACATGGTTGGCCCAGTTTGGTTTGCACCGTCACAACAAGTGTTTTTTAATGGCGGTCAACTAGACCCCAAAGACCTAGTGCAATTTTTAAGCCCAGCGCAAGGCCTAATCTATGCAGCGCCCGGTGCAGTAGAAACAGCATTAAAACTTGAGGCGGCACGCAATCGCAATGCGTCAAGCGCAATTCCTGCAGGTGTATTGCGCCAAAAGGGTGGAGAGCCTTTGAGCGCTCAAGAATTGGCAGATTTAGCAGCAGCGTTTAACGCAGCACGCGCAACAAACCAGACAGCAGCCCTAAACGAATTTTTGGATTACCAAGAAACAGCAACCAGCCCAGACAAAATGTTGCTAATTGAGAGCAGCCAGTATCAAGCGCTTGAGGCCGCACGCTTGGCAAACGTGCCACCGTACTTAGTCGGTGTAGCAACAGGTGCATACTCTTACCAGTCAGCGCAACAAGCACGCGCCGACCTGTACATTTTTGGCGTGAAACTGTACGCAGAAGCAATTGCCCAAACGCTGTCAATGAATAACGTTTTACCGAACGGCACTTATGTAGAGTTTGACGCAGAAAGCTATTTATCCGAAAACTACATTGCCGACAAAGAAGATGAACCAACAGAAAACACACAAGAGCGCATAGCGCAGAGGTAACAACATGATTAAATTTATTGCAGGCGACTTTACTGTTGACAAAACAGCTGCCAACGGCGACGGCAAACGCACTATCTCAGGTGTAGCGGTGCCGTACAACGTGTTTGCCACCGTGTCAGACGGCAGCGAAATTATGTTTAAGCCGGGCAGCCTGCCAGTCGACGGCAAAGCGCCACGCCTGTTTATGTACCACGACCACAGCCAGCCCGTAGGCGTAGTCACCGAACGGGTAGACACCGACGAAGGCATGATGTTTACCGCCAAAATTAGTGCTACAACCCTTGGCAATGACGCGCTAGTTATGGCCCTAGACGGCACTATTGACCAAGTTTCTGTAGGCGTAAACCCAACAAAATTTAGTTACGACGAAAAAGAACGCATGATTGTTGAGGCTGCTGACTGGCTTGAGCTGTCGCTAGTGCCTATTGGCGCATTTGGCGACGCAGCCAACATTATTGACGTAGCCGCAAGTATCCCCCAAAACCCCCAAACCGTAAGCCATAATGAACCTGTGACCACAGAGGAGAAAACCATGTCAACCGAAACCAGCACCGCAATCGAGGCAACAATTCCTACGCCAGCATTGCCAGCGCAACCTAAGCGCAAATTTGACCTGCCAACCGCAGGCGAATACATGGCAGCCGTACACATTGGCGGCGAAAGCTTGCGCAATGTACAGGCCGCAGTAAAAGATTTTGTTGCCAGCAAACAAACTGCATTGCAGGCCGCTGCAGGTGACACGATTACCACCGATACACCCGGCTTGCTGCCTGTGCCAGTACTTGGCCCGGTGTTTGCAAACCTTAATTACATACGCCCAGTAGTTGCAGCAATCGGCGCACGCGCAATGCCAGACGGCGGAAACCAAAAAACGTTTATTCGCCCAACTTGGACAACGCACCCAAGCGTTGCAACGCAGTCAACGGAATTGAGCGCCGCAAGCGCCACCACGCCTGTTATTGCGTCAAACGTGGTTACCAAAACCACGCTTGCTGGGCAAGTTACTTTGTCGGTGCAAGACATTGACTTCACTTCTCCTGCAGCGTTGCAAATTATTTTGCAAGACTTGGTAGGCCAATACATGTTGCAGAGCGACAACGTAGCCGCAGACGCAATTGCTGCAGGCGCAAGCGCGTCAGGCTCAACATGGACAGTTACCGCTAACGACCCAAGCACGCTCATTGCTGCAATGTACGACGCAGCAACCGACATTTTGACCGCAACAAACTTCCTGCCCGACCACGTGTTTGTGTCGCCAGACGTTTGGAAAAAATTAGGCTCGCAGCTTGACAACGACAAGCGCCCAGTATTCCCGTACACGGGTGCTGCTGGCCTCATGGGCGTAAACGGCATTGGCGCAGCAAACATTACGGTTGCGAACACGTTTAACCCATTTGGGCTAAACCTTGTTGCAGACCGCAACTTTGCAAACGGCACACTTTTTGTGGCTCGCGGCTCAGCCTGTGAGTTCTACGAGCAGGTGCGCGGCTTGTTGTCAGTCGAAGTACCCGGCACATTGGGCCGCACGTTTAGCTACTACGGCTACGTTGCAACATTCATTGCCGATAGCAACATGGTTAAATACATCGTCGTTAGCTAACACAAAAGAGGGCTAAACAATGGCCGTCTACACGGTTAGTTTTAAGCAACTACTAGAC